TCTTGACTAGTTTATCATAAAGCGCTTGATGCCCCCACTGAGGCAAATGCTCAATTCCATAAAAGACATGAAGTTTCAGATCGGGAAACTCAGGAATTAAACGATCTAAGATTAAAATCGCCCGATCCAATCCCCGATCAGGAGACGACGGAAAGACGATCTTATTGGGGTTTTTCTCAATCTTCGATGCCACGGGGTGATCATACTCCCAAGCGTTTTCTTTAAACTTTTCGGCAGCAATCCCGTTTCTCGACACCCAGATTTTGTCATAAGGGACGAGTTGCATGTTGTGCATGAAATCCCGATGAAAGGGCGTCAAACAAATAACACGATTGTAATTGCGTGTATCCTCGATACCTGGCGTGATCAGATCGTGGCACCACGCGTAGGTGATCCGTGGATCGGTGATCTTCTGATTGTGTCTCCACGCAATATGTAAATAAGGCTTATGTTGAGAGAGATAGTTGGCCATTGTATCGACAGGCAAATACTCAACGCCGTTGACTTTGAGAGGCGTTTTTCTGGGATTAAACACTTTGACAGGCTTGCCAGAGAGTTTCGCCATCCACTCGGCCATCTCAATACACGCCGTCTCGCTTCCGCCCATGGCTCGTTTTCGATACTCGTCACCATCCCAGGTGTAAGGAGCGCTTAAGCAGCTAAAGACAATGTCTCGACAAGGAAGGGCGTACTCAGTGGCCTGGATCGTAGCCCGGATCTGATCAATGCCGTCGAGTATTTGTTTCGATTCGGGATTCTTATGGGTCTCAAAGCATTTGATCGCCAGGAGTCTCGCCTTTTGAAAATCGCCCAGCTGAACGTAAATTTTGGCCAACTGATTCATCGGCCAATACGTGTAGCACTCCTCTTGGAAGTAAACGGGCGTCATCGCGCTTAAGCCTTGAGGCATGTGGCAATTGCTCGCAGCCACGTAAGCAGGGATGGCGCTTTGAAACTGCTGTTGCTTGACGTAGCTATCGCCAATGACAACGTAAAATTCAGCCCGATTGGGCGAGAGCGCTAATCCCTGATACGACATTTGAATGGCCTGATCGAATTGACTTAAAATCTGATACGCCATCGCCAGATACTGCATCCCTAAGACTCGGTCATGAAGCTCTAAGCCCTCCATCCCGAGCGCGTCCTCAAGCTTTCGGATGGCGTCTAGGTGTCGGTTATTCTCAAAGAGCTCTTTGCCCCAGTAGTAGACCATTCGGGGATCGAGCCGATGCTTGTTCTTTTCAAAGAGCTTTAAGTTTCTGGACTGATCTTGTTTCAAATCCTCAGCCGTCCTCATATGGCGCACTCGCCAAGACGGAATAAACTGCGCTCTGCAATCGGGAGTGGGAACCATCCCTTCGTGAACGAAATACCGCCAGGCAATGTTCTTGGATCGCTTGACCACTCGCTCACGGACAAACGTGCAGGCAGGCGTTCCATCGGGTTTGGATGAGTAGATGTAATTGGCCACCCAGTAATCGGCCAGATGCATGATCTCGTCTCGCCATTTCAGAAAATCCTCACGCCCCTCGAGCACGTCATCGCCATCCAACCACATCACGTAATCGGTCGTTAAAGGCTCAAAGCTTGCGTTTCTGGCGGCCGAGAAATCATCGCACCACTGAAACTCTCTCACGTCAGCGCCTAAGCGTTTGGCGACGTTTACGGTGTCGTCGGTTGAGCCCGTGTCGGTGACCACGATTTGGTCAAAGAGTCCTTCGATTGATTTAAAAAGCTGAGGCAAGTTATGAGCCTCGTTTTTCGTGATCAGGGCTAATCCTAAGGTGGGTCTCTCCATGATGTGTCCTCTATTGACCAGTCTTGGTCGCTGATGTCGTCGTGTTGGTGAGATGCTTTTCTCGGAGCAAAGTGCTTGAGCCGCGGGTTGAGATGTCCCAAACGCCTGTGGCTTTCGTAAACGTGCTATCGCCTTCTTGAAACTCTTGGTTGCGCTTCAGATAGCCTAAGACGGTGGACGGATCGACAAGGGTCGTTCCAAACGAATCGGTCGTGTAGCCCATCTTTTCATCCACGGCGTGAATGGGATCGAGTGCGCCCGTTAAGAAGCGATCCGTGTTGGCGAGATTCGAGCCCCCGTCAGCTAAAAAGAGAATGGATAACGTCGGCGCATACATGAAGCTATAAAGGCCTGAGCCTGCCGGCGTCTCGGTGATGCCAGGGGCAGCCAGTGCGGTCACGCCGTTGGCGTTAAACACGGTGAAAGTAGGCGCTAAAGCCGTGAAGTTGGCGGGATTGCCTGAGCCAAATTTGAGATAATAGGTTTTCACTGATTGCCTCCCGCTTGAACTTGGGTGACCCAAAATTGAATTTTATCGTCATTATTGATATTGGGGTTGTGCTCTGTATGGGCGCGAAGAACATCGCCTGTTTTTAAAAACCCAGTCCAGAGCGTATTGGGATATTGATTGGACCCACTCAAAACGGTAAAAGCCAAGAGGTCCTCATTACGCAAGGAGGCTGGAGAAACGTTCAGGACACTGGAATTTCGGCTAATTCCAAGGGCCGTTGCACTCGAATTGGTATCGACATAACGCGTGGTATATATGCCGTCTTGATTAATGACGAAATTATCCCCATTCGTTGTATCCGGGTTATAGGTGATCGCACTTCCCTGATTTTCAGCTAAATAGCCAAAGCAGCGAATCGCGCTTGAGCCTTGTTGACCAATCGTCATGCCGATATGAGCGGAAACATGAGAAAGAGAAAGAGTCGCAGCTACTCCTGCTCCGGCTGGCGCAAAGTAATTTTGAAGCGAACGCATCTCGCCGGTTGAGGCGGTATAGTCAATGGCGCTCACCACACACGTTCCGCCGGTGACGCTGAATTGAACGGTGTGGAGTTGCTCCGTTGAGCCGATCAGCATTTGATTGAAGGTCGCTCCAATCACGTTGCCGTCGAAAGATAATGTGCCGATCACAGAGGCGCCGACACCGATTAAGGCAAAGTTTTTTCCATAGTATTGGAAAAAAACCTGACAGTTATTGGAGGTGCTGACGTAGCCTGCGCCACCTGCGTAGGTTGCACCGACCAATCGATTCCAAGAGCCTTTGAGATAAAGCTGATCCGAGAAGACTCGTTTTTTGGTCCCCAGCGCAATGCAGCTGGGCCCTAAGGCTGCCGGCCCGCGGTCCGTGAACGTCTGAAGCGTGTCCAGTTGAGCCAGCATCCCGAAGCTGACTCCCATGTCCGGGCGCCTTCGGTAGAGATTGAGTCGGCTCACGCCCATCAGCCCCATGCTGGCTGAAGGCGCGATATTGATGCTATTCCATCCCGGGCCGGCGTCGGTCATGAGCGTTCTCAGAATCGCCCCCGTTTGGCCGGCATTCGCCGACCAAGTGGGAAGCCCGTTGACGCCTACGGTGACGCCTAAGATGCCATTGCCAATCACTTCCATCTCGGCGGCCGAGAAGTAGCCATCGATTTGCATAAAGCCTGAAGCGCCCAACCAAGCGCAGCCGCGAGTCGAGTCAATCGCAGTGAGTCCGATATTGCTTCCCCAAAAACAATACTCGCCTTTCGTCCCAAAGATGGGAACGGAGACGCCTTTCGAGGGCGTCATCCGAGTGAAATCAATGCTGTTATAAAGCTGCATGAAGCTTGCGTTGATGGCAAACGAAGCGCTCCACGTCCGATAAATCAGGTTGGAGAGTCCAAATCCTAAGGTCGGAAAAAGAGTGAGCGTATCCGTTGAGACGCTTTGAATGACTCCCACATACATCGACGTGCCTTGAGGGACGACGACGCCGTAGCCTGCGAGAAACGATCCTCCTTGGCCTGTATTGACCGTAAACAGGTTCGTCCCACTGGATCCTTGTCCCATGGAAAGAATGGTGGTTGCCGAAAGGGCGCTATAGGTGATCCCAGCGTTAGCCGTGCAATAGAGAAGAAGGTTGCCTCCCAAGGAGCTCCCATAAGTGGCAAGCGGCAAGCTTGTGCCCACCGTGGTTGTGATCTGCGACTTATTCACATAAGTCGTGCCCGGGTTGATCTCGAGAT